CGGTCCGGTACCAAGCTCGACACCTTCACCATCCGCAGCGAGACCGACTTCGCATCCCTGCAACGGCTCGCTGCCGAGGCCGGATTCCGGCTCTGGGTCGACGGGGCAACGGTCCACTTCGTCGACCCCAACGTCCTCATCCGCAGCGCCGTCAGTGTCTCGGTCCCGGCCTACACCGATGTCATCGACTTCGCCATCTCGCCGGGCACACTCGTCCCCAGAGACGGAGGGGTGGTCAGCGAGAAGGTGGTCAACGGCCGCAGCATCGCGACCAGCAAGGCCTTCAGCGTGAAATCCGGGACAGTGCTCAAGACCCGACCTAGCGACACCCAGGGCTTCACCCCGCCGATCGTGGCGGTCCTGCCCGGCCAGGTCGGCACCTACGCCGAGGCCCAGCAACGACTGGCGGTCGCGAACAACCTGCAGAACTGGATCACCGCAACGGTCCGGTTGCCCGGAGCCCCCTTGCTGCATCCGGGCGCCCTGGTGTCGATCGACGGACCGCACGTACCGGCTGATCAGACCGGCGTCTGGCACCTGGAAAGTGCCCGGCACGTCATGAACATCAGCGCGGTCGGAAACACGATGCACTCGACAGAGGTGACCTTGTCCCGCAACCAGGGCGAGGTTCCCGTCTTCAGCCGTACCAGCCAGTTGTCGGGCACGCCCGCTGTTGTTGGCTGCGTTCGACGTCAGACCCAGTTTTGGGAATCGGAGAGCCTCGACATCGTTCGTCTGAACTGACATCCGCCCACGCAGAGAAACGATACTGGAGACATGCCATCGGAGATCGCCGTGCCGTTTCGACTGAGTGTCAGTCGAAGCATTCAGGCAATTACCAACACGGACCAGCAAGTGCACCAACATGTTATTTCTCTGGTCAGCACCGACCCCGGAGAACGTGTGTGCCTTCCTGCGTACGGGGTCAAGTTGGTCACTCTGCTGTTCGAAGACCTCGATGACATCCAGGTGCAGTTCATCAACGACCGGGTCGGCGCGGCTCTGCTGGCCTGGGAGCCCGGCGTCGTACTGAACAGAGCCGTTCCCGTGCCGGGCAACGTCGGCGAAGTCCGCGTGGACGTCGACTACGCCCGCCGAGAGTCCGGCAACACCGACGTGACAGGAGCCCGGGTCAACCAGGCACGGATCATGGTCGGTGGAGAAGTGAAGGAAGTTGTCCGTGGTTAACCAGGTACCGGTGATCGACTACACGAGTCGAGACTTCGAGGGTTTGCGGACCAGTCTGCTCACCTATGCCCATGACGCCTTCCCGGACTGGTCGCCCGGATCCGAAGGTGATTTCGGCGTCATGCTGCTGGAGCTGCTGGCCTACGTCGGCGATATCACCAACTACTACGTCGACCAGTCCCGACAAGAGGCCTACTTGCCGACGGCAACACAGCGCCAGTCGGTCTTGAACATCGCTGAGATGCTCGGCTACCTTCCGCACACCGGAATTCCGGCCACCGCGACCGTGACCCTGCAGACCGACACCGATGCCGCCGCCGCAGTCGTCCCGATCGGCACCCAGTTGGTCACGGAGATGATCGAGGACCTGGACGCCCAGATCGTGTTCGAAACCACCGGCGTCGTCACTGTCCCGGCCGCCGGAGGCACCGTCGTCGTTGCGGTCCAGGAGGGCGAGACCCACTCCGACATCTCGCTCGGCACCTCGACCGGCCAACCTGATCAGTCCTACCGGCTGCCCCACACCAACGTCTACAGCGACGGCCTGAGTGTGAAGGTCAACGCCGAACTGTGGGGGTACGTCCCGCACCTGCTCGACGCCGATCCGCAGGACCGGGTCTTCGCGACCAGGCTCGACGCCCAGGGCGGCATCTGGCTCTTGTTCGGCGACGATGTCAACGGCGCCACCCCGGTCATCGGCCTGCCGATCACGGTCACCTACCGCAGCGGGTACGGCGTGGAGGGGAATGTCGGAACCGGGGCGATCACCCAGCTCGCCAGTGCCGACCCGGTCGGAGTCCACGTCGCCACCGACGGCAGTGGCGTGCCCCTGTCCACGGCCGCGACCGGCGGGGCCGAACCGGAGAGCACCGAGCAGGTCCGGGCGAACGCGCCCCGCTCCTACCGGACCATCGGCCGGGCGATCACCGCGACGGACTTCGAGGACCTGGCGCTCACCGTGCCCGGAGTGATCCGGGCCAACGCGATCGCCGACTTCCACACCAGCGTCACCGTGTACATCCTCGGGCCGGGCGGGCAGGCTCCGAACAACACGCTGATCGCCACCACCCTGCGGTCGCTGTCGGCACAGTGCCTGGCCGGTACGACGGTCACCATCGCGGGTCCGACCTTCATTCCGATCAACGTCGGCTCGGTCGGCTCGCCCATCGTCATCGAAGTCTGGCCCGCGTTCGTCAACTCCGTCGTTCTGTTCGCTACCCAGCAGGCGATCCGCACCCTGCTCGACCCGGCCAACGTCGACTTCGGGGTGAAGCTGACCGTCTCGGACTTCTTCGGCGCGCTGATCTCGGTGCCCGGCGTGCGCTACATCAACATCCCGATGATCGCCCGCGCCGACGCAGCCCAGTCCGGCACCGTCGACATCGTCTGCAAGCCCTGGGAATTCCCCAACCTCGGGAACCTGCAAATCACAGTGACCGGAGGCGTCTCCTGATGGCCGTGTTCCCTCGTGCGATCAAGTCGTTCCCCACCCATCACAACCTCATCGACGACGTGAAAGCCGAGCACGTCAACGACCTGCAGGACGAGGTCGTCGCCATCCAGGAGGTACTGGGACCCCTGGTCAACGAGATCGCCGACCTCAGCCTTGAGATCGATCAGGACGCGCTCGACGACGCGGGCGCGCTGCAGACCACCCTGACCAAGTTCAAGGACATCGCCGCCCAGCTCCTGTCGCTGCGGCGCGGAGAACACCTGCCAGTCTTCTCTGCCACCACGACCGACAAGGTCTTTCCCGGCGAAGTACCCAGCGTGCCCACCGTGCCGTACCGGCTGCTGACCTTCCCCAAGGCGTCGACCGACACCCACAACAGCTACAACGGCTACGGTTTCACCGCTCCCAAGACCGGGTTCTACTTGATTCGGGCTCAGGTCAACTGGGACACCAGCGTTCTTCCGCTGTCTGCCGGGTTCGGCACGTACTCGTCGGTCATCTCGATCAACGGGAGCGGCAACTCTTCCTACTCCCGGTACGAGCACTCCAACCCCGATCCGCAGACCGTGCAGAATTCGCCGCTCTTCTGCGATGTGATCTCCCGAGGAACCAAGGTCAGTCTGGTGGTGAACCAGAACACACACCGGTCCGCTCGCGTCATCAGTGCCTTCCTGTCCTCGATCTGCTTCCGCGAGCTGCCGTAATGGCGATCTACGAAGCGGACTTCTATGCGCTGAGCAAGTACGGCACCCCACTGGCGGTCGACTACGGGGTCGAGCCCTTCAGCGCCGAGCCGATCGGCAACGGGCGTACCCGGGTGTCGTGGAACAGCCCGACCGGCGCCTGGACCGGCTTCCGGCTGCTGGGATCTCGCTACGGGTGGGCGACCACACAAGACGATGGCGACATCCTGCTCGACCTCGCGGGTCCCACCACACCCAGTCAGTTCGTGGACATCGACGGTTCGACCCCCGCGCTCAGTGCCTTCCGGTACTACACCCTGTACCTGTTGATCGGGGGAATCTGGCAGCGCGCCGGGATGACTTCCTCGCTCGCCGTGACCGTCTCCGACACCCTCGACACGCTGCTGTCCTTCATCCCCAGGTACTACCGGCTGGAGTCGCCCGCAGAACTCACCGGCAGCGTCGAGAACGCGAAGCTGAAGAGTTTCGTCGCAATCCTCGCGTTCGGTACCGACTACATTCGCAGCTACGCCAGAACGTTGCCGTCGGCAAATGATCCACATGTCGTGCACTTGTCCGACCTGGAATCACTGGCGGCCCAGTTCGGTGTCGAGTACCTGCATGCCCTGCCCGCGCGGTTGATGCGCCAGCGCGTCACCAACGCGTCCCTGCTGAGCAAGCAGCGCGGCACGCTGACCGGGCTGCGCGACCTCGTCGGCCTGAACGCCGGGTTCGACATCGAGCTTGTGCACGGGCGCAACCTTCTGCTCAGCCAGGACCAGTCGTCCTTCTTCAACCCGATCCAGTACCCCGACTGGGACTCGGCACGCACTTACACAGGACCGTCGCTCGACGGCCGCGCCGGTGACCGAGTCCTGTACGCGGGCAACGAGTTCGAGGCCAAGGCCGGAGGAGCGCTCGGCACCCCGCAAGCGCCCGCCGTGACCGCCGTGGACAACACCTGGTGGAAGTACATCAACCGGCACTCCGACGGCACCCTGTACCGAGCCAAGACCGCCAACATCTCCACCTGGCAGGCACTCCTGCAGGGCCCCGAGGTCGCGCTGTACGACACCCTGCCGGTCGACGTCAACGACGCGCTCAGCGTCAACGTCGGCGTCAGTTTCGACACCCACACCGGCCGCAACGACTCCAACGTGCTGGCCGTCAAGAACACTTCAGGAGGTACCCGCGACGTCTTGGTGCGCTCGGTCAGCTACCTCAGTGGCGGCACCACCTGGGACCCGGAGACCGTCGTCCGCTTCGGCGCTCCGGTGCCGCAGGCAACCGAAGTATGGGACGCCGACACCGAGTACAAGCGCGGCGACATCGTGCTGGCCAAAGGCCGCCCGTGGCGGGCCATCAAGGAGGCACTGGGAGCCCAGCCGCCCGGCGAGCCCGACGGTGACGATGTGTGGGAGGCGCTCGGTTTCGATGCGCGGATCCGGATGTGCTTCTCCGCCTACGCCCACGGGCCACTCACCGGCTCCGCCGGATCCGGTGGTCTGGCCGTCGAGTCCCGGGTGTCGCTGTTCGACGAACACGGCCAGTTCCTCACCACCCTGAGCGCCAAGTCCACCACGGCATTCCTGGACACGTTCACCCGTCAAAGCACCGGTGCCTGGACCACCCGCGTCGCCGACATCCGGCCCGCCACCCAGACCTGGGGCGTGGTGACCGGATCGGACTGGGTGGTTGCCAACGGCCTCGCTTACCCGGTCAACCCCGCCGCGACACAGCTCACCCGCATCACCAGCCTGACAGCCAACGGCCGCGTCGCCGCGACGTTCACGAAGGGCCCCTTCACGGGCCACACTCACGGTCTCGCGGTCAGGATCTCCGACGCCAGCAACTACATCCGCGCTAGTCGCGGCAAGATCGAAAAGGTTGCTGCAGGCGTCGTCACCACTCTGGCGACCTACACCAGCACGTTCGTAGACGGCGACCGGATCATGCTCGACCTCAACGGCAATGTCATCACCGTCTACCGCAACGGTGTCCAGGTCGCCCAGGTCACCGACGCC